CCTTTATTCAGTAACAAAGATGTTGGTTTTGGTGATATTAACGTAGTATCAACTGAAAAATTTATATTTGTTTTAGAAGCTTTCTTTGATCTTGGGACATATCCAATATTTCTAGCAAGTGAAACAACATTTTCTCTCAATGTCGCACTATCCAAAAATACCTCATTTGATACCATATTGGCATTATATGAAGTAATATAGGTGTTATATGCTAACAGATCAATAATTGTCGATAGATTAGATCCCTCAAAATCATAATCCGTAAAATTGGAATTTGATCTTATGTAATCTATAAGTGTTGTTTTTATTTGGTCAAAATCTAGACCAGTAAAATTTTGGAGGGCCATTTAAAGCACTTATCTTGTTGGTAAAATTGCAAATTCTAATTGCTGCGGAACAATATCTGCTCCTATGATTCTGTATGAAATTGTAATATTATATCCATTATTATCCCAATCAGGTTCTACTAATACATTTATAACAGAAACCCTTGGTTCATAATTTTGTATCAAATTGAGAAGATTTTCCCTAAATTCGGTCGCATTGATATTATCAATGATTTCAAATAGTGGAAAATTTGGATTTAATGTATGAGTGCCAAGATCTGGATTGAAAAATTTTTCCCCAGTTTGTGTAAATATTAGATTACGAATAGATCTTGCAATTGCTCTTTCATTATTGAGTACAATCAAGTCATTAGTGACTGGATTTGGCGAAAAAGCCAAACTCACATCCTTAAATCCCCGACTGACCCGTTCTAATGGCATTTTTTTGTTGTTTTTACAGCAAATCTTACCTTATTTATTAAGGATTTATTGAGTTATTTTTGAGATTCTGAATTATTTTGATTTGTTTTTCCAAAAAATCCATATCCTTGAGTAAAATGACCCGGGCCACAAGAAATTGGACCATTTTCAAGCATTTCTACTTCTTTTTTTAACTTTTCTTCGGGTGTTTCCCAAAAATATTCATCAGTATCACCTAATCGACCCCAGTCAATATCATTTTCGACCTCATAATACTCCGTAGATACCTTAAAATCAGGTATTTTAGCTTCTGATGGTGTTAATGAGATGTCATAAATGCGACAACGGTTGTTTGGATATAGTGCATATTGCCCATTTTCAAGTTCAATGAGGTTAAATGACTTATGTTCCTGTGGAATCTCACTTGTACTGTAGTCAATCTCATTCGCACTATGATGATAATTGTCTAAAGTGCAAATATATGACCCATTAAGTGATCCAAAATTCCTTGTTCTAATTTCCCAACGCATTGAACCAGTAAATTGCTTATGAATATTAGTGACTCCATAATCCATACAATTCCAAAACTGAAGGTTGGGTAAGTCAAGGTCAGGAGAAGGCAGCTCAGGGCGACTACAGAAGGCACTGATAGGCAATTTATCAAACATTGCCGCATACTCTGGTAAATAAGTCTCAAAATAAAAAGTGCGTCCAGGTATGGACTTTGCCGATACCCAAACGCCTTCTACAAATTCACCATGTCCATCTTGTAAATCACGTAAGTATTCCTTACGAACCCATACTTTTTGTGCAGGTAGATTTACAATTAACTCACTCATTTTCCTTGACCCCTATACCTCTTCTTTTTACCATTACGAGAAGACGCTGCGAGTTTAGTATATTGAGACGAGCCTTGACGAGTTTTTTTAGGCTTACCTTCAACATAAGAACCACCTTTCATCATTGCCATAATACTTTCTCCTGTAAATAAAAATCAAATAATACGAGTTTTTTCATGTCCAACACGAATTCGAGGATCACACCAAATCTCAAATCCTTCATCCTTTGCATCAAGACAGAATGAGACATCCTCACCACACATGTCTTGTACATTTCCAGATTCAAAGACTTGCATCTTCGGTGCAAACCATGGATACTCAAGATTCTCAAAAACTCCCTTCTTAATCAATACCCATCCAAATCCTGTGTAGTCCACCGTGAATGGCTTCTTACGCTTGGACATTGATTCGACAGTTTCGTGATTCATCACTCCACCATTCTTACGGAAATCATCCTCTTCTAACCAGTGTGCGACAGATGTAGTTTGACCATCCTCTGTGGCATACCACCCAGCAGTAATCTCTCGTTCTGTGCCATCTTCAGATAATGCAAGATCACACAACTGCCAGAACTTGTTAGTGTCAAATACAATATCACTATCAATCCATAACTGATAGTCATACTCCAACTTACCATCCCAAGGAATTTGCTTTGGTCCACGAAGTACATTTGCTCCCAATACCTTGCAACGTGCAAAGTTAACCATTGAACTATAATCTTGACTGATCTGAATGGCCATACCATTCTGTACCATATCAAAACATAGTTGTACAAAGTTCTTCAGAAAGATATATGAACATCCCCTTCCTGGAAGACAAAATACAATCGTCTTCCCTTTCATACGTTCCTTAATCGCAGGAATGTCAAAATCAGGTTTTGATTCCTTCTTTGGTGCTACAGTTTTTACAGTAAATCCTTTTGCCATAATGGAAATAAACTTTCAGTTCAATTCTAACAGATTATATATGTTCAGTCAATACCCAAGGGCGTCAATACGAAGGTGATTCGAAAGATCCTCCTCCACCATGTTCACTTAAAAATACAGCCTCCTCATAACTTAAATCTTCCGTTGTATAATCTGTCTTCATTAATCCTACCATACTATTCAATTGATTCCAAGTCCTTCGAAACTCCTCTTCCTTTAATGAATGAAATATACATTTATTCTTTGCATATATGTGATATATTTTTTCCATAGGGTCCTCAAAAATTTTTTCGGAAATTTTTTTACTCAATTTGTTTTACATCTTAAAATTATATATCAAATTTTATAAAAAACTAAAAAAGGGACTTCTCAGCCCCTCAAAATTTTTTTTCAGTTTTTATATTTAGCTCGCATTTTGTCACCTCTGTAGGTTAGGGTAGTGATGGATTTTTATATACGGGGACAACGCCCGCCGGGCGATATCAACGAACCGCGCAAAACACTGCTCATTCACTGATATAAACTCATTATAATACGGGAAGAGACTGATGTCAACTCCCCGCACGGTAACTATCAATCAGAACGCAAAATCAGCACTGATAGCAGCATAATGCTCTGCACAATCCTGAATATTAGCATCTTCAATATCAGAGACGATCACATCCAGAATCGACAGAATTTCACTGCCAGTGTTACCTTGACGGAGAAGACCGAGTGCAACTTCGCGAGACATAATAACGAGAGAAAAGTGTAAAGAACTGACAGAGAGTTTATTGACATCTCCAGGTCAATTTGTTAGACTGGTAGCTGACGGATCAGAGTTCTTCCATCATCTCCATAATTTCATCACGGTCGATGTTATCATCATCCCAACGCACGTTATCACCAGTGACGAAATCTTCGTTATTGTGCATACAACGAACGAACCTATCGTAGGGTGTTTCGTTATCACTCACGTACTTTACACATGCCTTGGCAGTGTTATAAAGAAACTCATCATTACCGATCCAGAGTGATACGTTCCAGGTCTCATAATTCGCCCACCCGTTGTAAGTGGTATCGGTGAGATTAGACTGCAAAGTTGATGTCATAAGACTGATGATTAACGTTGACTGATGATCAGATCTGATCTTGAGATTCAATCGGTGAGGTGTCAGTGGGTCCGTCCGATTGCGTCCCTTATACTACTAGAACACTTTACAGGGCCCACTGTTTATAACTCACCAAAAGTCCGGTGTGCTCAAGTCCTCCACATAAGCTGTCACCTTCTCTGCCGGTTCCAGCTCAAAGAGTTTCTCCCAATCAAGCTGGTGCGGGTCGAAGTCATGCATTACATCAAGCTCAAGAGTAATGCGATAACGCTGTTTCTGTGCCTGGCGATAAGCAACTGACATATCTTTGGGGGGATTTGAGTGACTTTTATAGTATAATCTAACAGAGCATTTCTGTCAAGTCATTGCAGGTATTTATCAGAATCAGTGTGATTTTTGTAAGTCTTATTTCTGGAAATTCTGACATCGGGGGGTTGACAATTTCTCGGTGGTGTGATAAGCTGGGGCAGTCTAAAATCACTACTCC